TATAGAATTGCCATTAAAATTGCAAACATTAATAGAAGAAGATAAAAAAAATAGAGCAAAATTAAAAAATCAATTTATAGTAATAGATAAGAAACAAGACCATAAAGGCAAAAAATTATTTAGTGCAAATGAAGAAGCAAAAATAAAAGCATTAAATGAATTTTATAAAAAAGAAGTAGAGATATATAATATTTTATTAGGAGAACGAGGTGTAGAAAAATTATTAAATGGAAGAAAATTGAATTGGACTACACTTGCAGAAATAGATGAAATAATAGAACAAGCAATATATCCTAGATTAAAAGTAAATGCAGAAAGTATTAAGAAAAAAATAATAGAAAAATATTCTATAAAAGAAAAAAAGGATGATGTAATTGAATAACCCAAAGTATGTAAAAGTAGATGGAGAATTATATGAAATCAATACAGATTTTAGGGTAGCGTTGGAATGTGAAAATATATCGAGAGACAAAAAAATAGGAGATTATGAAAGAGGGTTAGCAATTATTTATAAATTATTTGGAGATAGGCGGTCTTTCTTGTGAGAATAAGTCTAGGCTGATGGAATTAGGTTTACAATATCTTTCATTAGGTAATACAGAAAAACAGCTTAAAATTAATCCTGACGATAAAAATGAAATGGATTTTAGTAAATGTACAGGATTAATAAAATCTAGTTTTAAATTTGATTATAATTATGACCCTTTTGAATTAGAATATTTACATTGGTATGATTTTTATAATGATTTATCTAATTTAAGCACAAGTGAATTTGGAACTTGTTGTCCATTAAATAGGGTAATAAGTATATTAAATCAAGATATAAGTAAAATAAAAGATAGTAAACAAAGAAATGAATTAAATAAAGCACAAATAATATTAAGAAAAAAATATTGTATAGAAAAAGAAGTAGAGATGACAGAAGAACAAAAAAGAAGTGCAGAAGCATTTTATAAGTCTTTAAGAAAGGAGGCATAAATGGACGGTTGGATTACAATAGGAACTAAACTTGACAATAGTAAATTTGATAAAGATATAAGAGATTTAGAAAATAAATTAAAAAGTAAAGAAGATAAAAAAGTTGAATTAGAAGTAAGTTTATCTAATCAAGAACAAGAATTAGAAAGAGCAATACAAAAAACTGATGAATTAGCAAATGCTTATGAAAGATTAGGACAAGTACAAGAAAAAGTTGCAGAAGGTAAAGCAAGTGTTGGAGATTTTATGAATATGCAAGAAATCCAAAACACTTATGGTACATTAGAACAAATTAGTGGTAGTTTTGATAAAGCATTAGATAAACAAGAAGCAATAGCACAAAAAGTTGAAAATACAAAAATAAAATATAATGAATTAAATAATGAAATAGATAAATATAAAGTAAAACTAGATACACTTAATATGAAAAAGCACCAAAGTGAAATAGCAAAAGTAAGAGACGGATTTAAAAGTATGGGAAGTTCTATACAAAAATCTGTAAGTAAAATTGGTAAATTAGTATTAGGAATATTTGCTGTAAGAAGTGCTTATATGTATTTAAGGAGAGCATCTAGTGAATTAGCAAATTATGATAGTCAATATGCGTCTGATTTAGAATATATAAGATATGTATTAACACAAGCAATAGCACCAGTATTAAGAGGAATAGTACAATTAGCATTACAATTATTAGGTATAATAAATACAATAGTAAATACATTATTTGGAGTTAATTTATTTGCAAAAGGCAGTGCTGAAAGTTTTAATAAAATGAAAGCAGGAGCAGGTGGAGTAGCAAAGTCGGCAAAAGAAATAAAGAAACAACTTGCAGGATTTGATGAAATTAATGTATTAAGTGACCAAAGTGATACCTCTGGTGGAGGTGGAGGTGGAGCAGGTGGAGTTGCTCCAAGCGTTGATTTAAGTAAGTTACAAGGGGAATTACCTAGTTGGATGAAATGGATTTTAGACCACGGAAATGAAGTAATTGCAATATTGGCAGGATTAGGAGCGGTAATAGTAGCTTTAAAAATAGGAGAATTTTTGAAAACATTAGGATTAATAGATAAAGTACCTTTAACAACTATAATTGGAATAGGATTATTAATAGCAGGTATAGTGTATTCAATATTAGAATTGATAGATTATTTGAACGACCCAACTTGGGAAAATTTTGGAGGTATAATTCAAGGAATAGGAATAGCGTTATTAGGATTAGCTGTTATTATTGGAAGTGTACCATTAGCAGTTGCAGGAGCAGTAATTGCAATAGTAGGAACAATAATTAAATATTGGGACCAAATAAAAGCATTTTTAGACAAAGGTATAGATTGGTTAATGAGTAAAAGTGATTGGGTACACGAACATTTAGGTGATATAATTGGATTAATATATGATAATTTTGTATCTGCAGTAAAATTGATAATTAATATATTTGATAATTTATTTAAGACAATAAAAGGTGTATTTGATGGAATTATTAAATTTATAAAAGGGGTATTTACAGGAGACTGGAAAATGGCTTGGGAAGGAATAAAACAAATATTTAGTAGTATTTGGAATGGAATAAAAGGCATTGTATCTTCTGTATGGGATTTTATAAAAAATTTAGTAGTAAATGTTGCAAAAACAACTGGTGATGTAATAAGTAAAGTATTTAAAGCAATAGTAAATGGAGTTTTAGGAGCAATAGAAAAGATATTAAATTCACCAATTAGAGCGATTAATAGTTTAATAGGAGTAATAAATAAAGTACCAGGAATTAATTTAGGGAAATTAAATACATTTAGTTTACCAAGAATGAAAACAGGTGGTATTATTAATATGCCAAACAAAGGAACAATGATTGGAGGAATGGCATTAGGAGGGGAAGCAGGAAGAGAAGGAGTAATACCATTAACAGACCAACAAGCAATGGCAGAATTAGGTAGAGAAATAGGAAAAAATGTATTAGTTAATTTGACAAATATAACACAAATGAATGGTAGAGTAATAGGAAGAGAATTGAAAAATATTAAAAGTGAGCAAGATTTTGCTTATAATACATAGGAGGTGTAATAGTGTTTATAAATAAAGATAGTATAATAATAAATAATGTATCAATGGGACAATATTTATTAAGTGCAAAATATGAATACAATAAGTTATGGGGAAGTGATACAGGAAGAAATCTAGCAGGAAAAATGACAGGAACATTAGTAGGAATATTTCCTAAAATAATATTGACATTTAGAAAACTAACAAAAGCAGAAATGAATATAATTACACCAATATTAGATAGTGGTAGTCAAACAGTAGTATATTATGACCCTACGAAGAATACAAATGTAACACTTTCAACTTATACAGGAGATTATGGTTATGAAAATAAAGACAAAAATGGAAAAAGTGAAAGTTTTGAATGTAGTTTTATTTCTAGAGAAAGGAGACAGTAATGAAACAACATACTAACGATTTTAAAAATGAATTGATTAATATGGGTAAAGAAATAGACAGCATTATTACGTATGATAATAATGGTACGACAGTTACATTACACGATGAATTATATAGTATTTCGTTGCATTATGATGGAGGGTTATTAAAATCTATAATGAAACAATTAGATGTTGAAAGTTCTGTTGAAATTCCATTAGAAACTGTAATTAATTATAAATTAGGAATTAAAGTAAATGGTGATTTTGAATATTTAGATTATGGGAATTATGTTGTGTATAAAACAGAAAAAAAGGAAGATAGCAACACATATTTGTTAACGTGTTACGATAAAATGTTGTATGCGATGAAACAAAATGAAGATTTAGAGATTATTTATCCAATAACAATAAAAAATTACTTAAATGCAATTGCTAATAAAATAAATTTACAATTAAATGCAGATAATTTTTATAATAAAGATAAGGAAATACCTGCGGAATTATATTTAGGTTTAGATTATACATATAGAGATATATTAGATGAAATAGCACAGGCAACAGGAAGTATAATTTTATTAAATCAAAATGATGAAATAGAATTAAAATATTTAAATACAATACAAGATACAATAAATGAAAATTATTTAAAGGATATAAATGTAAAATTTGGAGAAAAATATGGACCTATTAATTCTGTTGTATTAAGTAGGGCAGGTGAAAGTGATAATGTTTATTTAAGAGATGAACAAAGTGTAATAGAAAATGGATTATGTGAAATAAAAATAATAGATAATCAAATAATGAATTTAAATGATAGAAGTGATTATTTACAAGGTATATTAGTTGCTATTGATGGTATAGAATATTATTTAAATGATTTTACAAGTCCAGGAATTTTATTTTTAGAATGTACCGATTATTATAATGTAACAATAGGAGAAAATACTTATAAATGTTTAATGTTAAATGATGAAATAAATATTACATCAGGAATTGAAGAAATAATACACACAAATATGCCTGATGAAAGTGAAACTGATTATGAAAAAGCAGACAAAACAGATAGAAGAATAAATCAAACTTATATAATTGTGGATAAACAAAATCAAATAATAGAAAGTGTAGTAAGTAATGTAAATACACAGAATAATAAAATATCACAAATTACACAAACAGTTGATGAGTTAAATACTAAAATACAAGATATAGCAGACATAACAATTGCGGGAGAAACAATGCAAGCGAGTTTACAATTAGATAATATAAATCAAAGTGAACCTATATCAATTAATATACATCCTATAACAACTAATATAAGTTATTTATATCCAAGAGATAATCTATATCCAAGTGATAGTTTATATATGCATAATAGGATATTAAGATTTATAAGAACTTATCAAGAAGGTGGCGAAACATTAACAGAAAATATAGATTATGAAATTCCTGATGATTTATTATATTATGATAGTAATAATTACGACGAATTTATATTAAATTATGATAGTCAAACTTGTCAAGTTAGGAAGAAATGTAAATATAATGCAGATGGTACAGTTGGTTTATTAACAAATGAAGTTGTAACGGACTACACCCCATATCCAGAAATATTATTAGGTGATGGAGATTATGAGATAAAATTAATAGGTTATAATATAGGGTATTTAGCGGTAAGATTAATGGCACAAAATATATATACAACGCAGTTTGCCACAAAAGCAGAATTATCGAGCAGTATAACACAAACAGCAGATGCAATTAATTTAGAAGTAAATAAAAAGGTTGGTAAAGCAGAACTATGTTCTCAAATAAGTGTAAGACCAGAAGACATTATAATATCAGGTAATAGGTTATCTATACAAAGTACAAATTTCACATTGACACCAGAAGGAATAATTACTGCAAGACGGAGCAAATTTACAAGGCACATTTTCTCATTATTCAAGTACTACTAATTATATATCAGTTAGGATAAGTAATAATAGAATGCAGTTATTTGATTTTAGAAATGAAGGAACTTCGGTTGGAGAAATAACTTCAACCTATACAGAAGCAACACAAATTTCTGGTGTTGCATTTGTCGCTAGACCAAATAAAAGATTAACAATAGGTTTTGCTAATGATGAAACAAGTTCAATAACACCATTAATTGATTATAATGAATTAAGCAATAATTCTTTACCTACAATTAGAAATACTGCAACTGGAACAATATTTAGTGCGTTAAGTAGTGGAGGCATTGTTGTAAAAAGTGGACTTATAACTGATTGGGATATGAGTGCTACTTGGAATGGTTCTTTTTATGTTTCTTATGGAAGCTCAACAATAAAAATAACAGTTAGACAAGGTTTAATAAGTAATGTGGAACAACAATAATAGGGAGGTAAAAAATGAAAGAAGAAAAAAATATAATAATAAAAGAAAATCTACCTTATGAAAAATCAATACCAGATATAATACATAAAGAAGATATGAATATAGGAGGTTAAAATGAATAAACCATTTAGTTTAAAAGCCGAAGAATTAAAAAATGAAATTATTAATAATATTAATGATGCAGAGTTACCAGCATATTGTGTTAAAATAATATTGGAAAATATATATAAAGAAATTGATAATATTGACAAAAAGGAAATAGAAGATTATTTAAATAATGAAAAAAATGAGAAAGGAGAAAAATAAAATGATTTATGAAAATTTACCAAGTACAAATACACCAATTAATGCAACAAATTTAAACGCTA